TGGAGAGATCATTCCGAACCGTATGGACAGGTATCACCAAGTAAGCAATGCTTACAGAGACCAAATACTTGAGCAGCCTTTCGGTTGCTGATACCCTTACCATCACATGGTGGGGTATACTCCGTATCTGAAACCCGTTCCTTTTCTAGATATAGAAAGTTATCTAGAAGGGGGTCTTGGTGAATCGTCTTCGCTAACGGTACCTCCCTATTAGGGTTCGGTACAGATTGGCGCGGCGGCCTTAGGGTCACATCCCTATGGACACCAGGATCAGGGGCCATCGGCTTCTTCGCGAGAAGTCGAGCACAGGCACCTTCAAGAAGGTTTTCTAATCCTTCTTGGTCACAAGTCACCCTGTAACTAGTCTTGCGATTTAATGCAAAACTAAGGGCGGACTGGAGTGAGGACTGATCTATCAGTTTATCCCCTAAAGGATTCAACTCATTCTGTGAAATGAAAGGTGAAAGGTCCAAATCTCTTTGGTACTTCGTGACCTGAAAGGCGCGAACCCAATCAGACCAGTGACCCCCTTGTGTGCTCAACCTATTCCCAAGAGCATTCATTAGGGAGATAGGGCTGTGTATGGTTTTACACCATGGCTTGCCATGTTTGTACGGCCTGTATGCAGTCGTCATCTGATTTGTTCTTGTCAGAATGAAGCCAACATACTCTGTTACCCGAGAAGACTGAATGCTCTTCTCTGGGCTCAGCTGGACCCCGAGCTTGGACATAACACCACTGTATACCAATGCAGTGGGCTCGTCCCAGATGACAATGTCATCGCCCGTAACCTGAAATTTCGGTTGGTATAAACCAACTTCCACAGCAGGTTTGGTTCGATACCTACGGACAATTTGTTTGAGTTTTACCTCAAACATAAGGTCTGCAGGTGTGTCGAGCTCCTCTTGGAAGAGAAACTCAACTGCAAGTTTCGGGTCATTCTTTAACTCGTATGCTGCCATACATGCAATAACTAACATGATATGGGAGATATGGTAAAGAGGGAATGAGCTGTACAAGCCCATCGGTTGACCGCACCTATATTGTAATTTCTCACCACGATATTTCCCTGTGGTGAAGAATACATCCTGACTGCAGATCTCTTCAAGAGCATCTGCGAACTCATCATGTCCCAAACCAATTAAAGTTTGGATTTGCAACTGACGGGGAAATCTGTCGGTTGCTGATGAGGCATCGAACGCGAATACCTTAGATTTCCCGTCTAAGGCGGCCTTTACGGCCCAGGCTGATTTTGCCTGATCGTGCATGCCAGAGTGTATGGACAATATCCTGTTATTACGGATATAACTGTCCAATTTCTTGTGCAGTGGTTGGAAAAGCCACTGTGTCAATGGTGCGGGAACGAAGACGACTCGAGCCTTGCAGCCTGCTTCTTGAATGCAGGCAATCTCACCTGGATCCCAGCTACAGTCACCTTCCTCAAGAAGAAGGTTCTGTAGACTAATGACCTCAGGAGGAATAAACTTCCTAAGGCTATTAGGGGTGTACGGGTTAGTGGCAAGTGCACGAACGAACTTTCCATAAGGCTGTGCCCCACGAAAAGAGCGTTCCCTCGCAATGAGGTTTAAGTCACTATTTATCGAAGTAGGTTGCCCAACACTTCCTGAACAAACGGAAGTAAAGGCTTTCAACTTTGATAGATCCGGCTCATCCAGATCCCAATCTGGATCCGGTATTACCGTGGTAACCGTAGTATAGAATCGTTCCTGAAACGACGATAGATCACACCCGTTATATGGTGTGTCTATGGCCTTTCGGGCCTTCTCATACTGCGAAGATGTGATATTCCTGCAGCGTAAGGCTGTATAGAGTCTGAGTATAACCTCAATAACTCTAAGAACAGACGGTCGCTGGGCTTTCACATACATACCCAATACTTTACCATAAATACCTCTTGGTAAATTGGTAGATTTACGGTATGATATCGAGTTTTGTTGGTAGATCTCTTTGGCCAGAGTTGGATTCCCTCCTCTGAGTTGCAAGCCTGCAACTCGAAGGGATTTTAACCTTTTACAGGTCCACTCTACACCATTATGATCAAGCCAGAGATTAATCTGGCGAATTACTTGCCCTGACCAGGGGTAAGTCCTTCTGGCAACCCATTCAGCTCTCATTGGGAGTCGATTGACTGTACACATAGTGCACCTCCTCATCTTATAGAATAGGAGACCTAATGACTAGCCAAATGCTTGTCATAAGGGGTGAGGGTAATCGGC